GTTCATTGATTTTAATTTTAGCTAAATATGTCTTTAGCTTTTTGATATTCGTTTTCTTTGGCTTGTACCCCATTAATCTATTTTGATGCCACAATTGTATGCGTTACCTATTGGGTCTATATCTGCATTTGAGTTTGACGAATACTCAGGAAAAGAGCTTGTCTTGTAAATCAAATAATCTATAATTCTTTGCCCATAAAACTCTGCTGAATCCATTTGCTTCCTAATCAACCAATCAACATCGTTCTTAGTTGCAGCAGTTCCATTCTCACTATTCTTTTGAGTAATTGAACCATTTGCAATCTTGTAAGAAATAAATGGCAATGCTTCTACAATAGCATAATGAACTAAAGCATCTTGTATGTAGTCATCTACTAAAGTTTTATAAGCACCTGATAAAGTTCCTGCCTGTATCTCTGCTTCTAACTTCTCATATAACTTAGTTCCCAAGATAGCTTGTAAATGCTTGTCTTGTGAAATCTTAACGAACGGAAGCAGATACTCCGTATCGATGTTATAATTTAGAGCAGTTGATGTTTTCAACCTGTCCTGTGATATGAATAAAACTGTTGCCATTATCTATTTTTTAAACTTCCTCTATTCGGTGTTGTTATCGGTGCAACTGCTTCCTTTCCTTTCTGCTTTACATAAGGATTGTTCCCAACTCGCTTCTCATTGTCAAGACCTTTGTTCGGTAAAAACTTACCTTTTACTTGCTTTCTAAAGTAGATTCTTCTCAAAAAACCATGATAGCAGTAAACGCCCCCCTTATGAGTAAACAAATCGTATGTGCTAGAGCCTTTAGGTGCAAACTGCCCATTTACTCCATCTCTACTCATTTTTTTAATGTCCTCGTATCTGAACTCAATGCCAGAATCTGCCATCATTATCATTTCAGTACAGAATGGTCTGCTTGGGTTTTTTGCTTGTTTAGTTGTAGTCTTTGCGTATGCATACCTTACTTTATACAAGCCCTTATCTCCCCATTTAGACTTTTCTCCTGCCTTTGCATCGGAATCATTTGGTTGTCTATCAAAACCCTCAAACTCTTTGTGAAAATCGGGGTTTGTTGTATCGACTAACTCCTCACTCATCAACTCGTATTCCTCCTCATCGTTTACCTCTCCGTAAATCTTAAGCTCATCTAGTAATGTTTCAGATTTAGCATCGTCAAGAAATGGTCTATCGTCATGCTTACAAGCACTCATCTTAACACCTGTTTCCTTTTCTTTTGTTTCCTCGTCTAAATCTGCTAAATCTTCTGCAAATTCAATCGGTTGTAATGTCTTAAAGTAAACATCTAAGTGAATGCCATTAACTGCAAGAACCTCATCAATCGCATCAATGATTATGTTTTGCTTTGGCTTTATAACTGTGTTATCAAATAGCTGAGATGCAACTTTTATCTCCTCTGCATTGTTACCTAAACCTGTCTTATCTTTAATACCAAACAACATTGGAGATGTAACTCTATGCCCAACTAAAATCTTCTTTGTGCATTCCTCAGATAAGAACTTGTATTGCTCTGCTGCTTCCGAGATAGGTATTTGGTCTATCGTTGTAGCTTGTTGTTGATTATCGTTAAACGATAAAACAAACTTCTTACCACTTGTACTCGTAAACTTCTGCGTAATCTTTCTCTCAATAGCATCTTGTTCCTCTTTTGTAGGTGTACCATTGTTGAAGTTTACCATCATGCTAGGAGCAAACCCTTGCTGAATGTTTGTCAAGTGATAGTTTCCTATCTCCTCATCTATCTCACTCCATTGTAAAGAACCTTGATAATCAACAGGAGAGAAATAGAAAAAGCCTGGCGAGTAAGGGTGTATAACCATGATTTGGCTATCGCTTGACTTACGCTTCCCATCAAATGCATCTATTCTAATAGGCTTATATTTGTCCTTTCTGAACTGCGACCAATCATCTGAGTAGTAATACGCTTGTATCTTTCCATCAACTGCCTTTTCTGGTCTTAAGTTTTGTATTGGAATATGCTTTGCTTTCTTAATTTCAGTCTTGCCCTTGTTCCAAACTACATTAAACGCAGCTTGACCTAGTAACTTTAAATCCAAAGACACTTTTCGTATATCTTCATCTCTAAATATGAGCTTCATTTTAGCATAGTCTAATGGTCTTTTATCTGCATCTGTTGCATCAAGACCTTGACCATAAATCATCTCGCCTATACCTGTAATAATAGCATTGTTAACTGCACTACCATTGAACCTATCTATTAGGAATTGATAGTAGTTGTTATCTCTACCATATTCTACCCACTCCCTTGCAGGGTTCTCCTCAATCTTTGGAGTAGTATAGGAAGCCATTTGTACTAAATTTATCATGCTGCTTAATCTTCTGTGTTATAGTAAACGTAATTCCTTGCAGTTGGGTTTGCATACTCAGTAAATGTAACCTCACTATCTGCATCTATTATCATTGTACCCTCCCATCGTAAACCAAGTACAACGGCATCTGTTGGACTTGTATTTGTATCATTCGTTTGCTCATATACAACAACATTGTAAAATGAGTTTGTCTTTAATGCATTAAATGGAGCTGCGTTTGTTGGTACATTAAATTTTATTGCTCTTTGTGATCTGGCAACAGGAGAAATTACTCCGTATGTTGCAACTCTTGTTTGGTCATCTATTACACCAATCAAAAAGTAATTACCCTCTGCATCTACACATTGATTGTAGATATTTAAAGACAATTTATTTATCGCAACACTTTGTAGCCAATGCTCCATTTATTTTTTCTTTTTTACTTTGAAAGATTTGTGAACCTCACAATCTCTTTTTTTAGCATACCAATCAGCAAACTGCTCTGCATCTTTGTGCATGTCAAAATACTTTGTAATAGCAATAAAGTCTCCATCTACATGTGTAATTTTGTAAACAGTTTTACTCTTGACTTTAAGTTTATCAAAATATATCATATTATTGAATCGTCTGAGTTATCTCTAATAAATTTAGCTGCTTCCGTTCTTGTCATTAAGCAGTTGTTTGGATATTCCTTACCCTTACCTAAATCGAGCAATGCAGAAAGCTCTCCACTTACCCAACTTGCTTCAAGTTCTATTATATGAAATTTAGCCTTACCAATTTTTACAACAGGGTTAGCACCAAACTTTCTACGATTGTACTCTCCAAGCTCTTTAAACGTTGGTTTAATGACACCATTTTGAATCCCCTCTTCGTCATATTGTGGTATTCCGTAGGTTTTCATCAACTCTTCTGGAATCAATCCTTTAAAAGTCTTTGTATCAAGAGATAAATAAACGTTTCCTCTCATAATTAATTTGTATGTGCAGATAAACCTGCGTTATAATTGTTTTCTATTTCGTCTGATGTAAGAACTCTATCATAAATCAAGAAATCACTTATATGACCATTATAGTCTTGTGTTCTTGTTGGAAAGGAATGGTTCATACCAATACCAAAATCAGTTGTTGTTCCTATGTTTATACCTGTGTTAATAGTTTTTGTACCTCCTAACTGAGTTGTTCCAATAAAACATTTCATTGTTGTTCCATCAAAAGTAAAAGTAGCAAAGTTCCAATCTCCATCAGTTATAGTTCCAAAATTAAACCAATAATTTGTTATTTCGTGATAAACTGATAATTGAGAGCTATTAAAACCTAAAACTATTCTATCTGTTGCAGAATGTAAATCTGCTAAATATAAGCTATCATTACTATTAACATTTTTAAACCACAACTGAATTGTTGCTTGGTTACCACTTAATGTAAAAGCATTTAGTCTTGCACCTCCAAATTTACCTAAATTAAACGAGTTCAATCTATCTCTAACTGCGTTACCGAAGATGTCCTTGGTTGGTATAGTTGGGTTAGCTATAACGGTTGAGTTTAATGTAGCTGCTCCATCTGTTAGTCTGTAAGCACCTGCTGAAGATGAATCTTCTAGTTGTCCACCCCAAATCTCCATATCTCTTGCAGTTGCACCACTATATGTATTAAAACTATACAATATACTAGCTCCTGATGTATCATATAATTGTATTCTATCCCAATCGCCTGTTAAAGTAAATAAAGCGGTAATTCCATTTGATAACCTTATTGTTTCGCTTTGTGTACCTTTAACATAAATACTAAAATTTTTACTAGAACCTGCATTGCTTAAATAAAGACTATCGTTAGCATTCATTTGTATTCTAGTAGAATCGTTTGCTCCACTCGGAGATGTACCATAGTTAGGTGTTAAAGTAACCGTAGCTTCTTTATTCCATTGACTAAAGTCTTGTGAGTAAGAAAACAAATTACTCCCCTTACTCCAATTC